CTTGGTTATTAAAAGCTAAATTACCATCAGTTTGCCAGCGAATATATGCCTTGTCAGTAGTGCCTTCTTGAAAGCGAATGTAAGGATTGTTTGAGCCTGACAGAACAATCTTTTCGTCACTGCTCATGCTGACTTGCAAGCCACCAGCGTTATGTGGATTGGCATCAACGTCACCAACAGTCAGACCCGTTACACCTACCCCGCCAGAGAGAGTGCGTAGGCGTTCACTGCCGTTTTGGAATAGTTGCACATACGGGGAGGAAGTATCACAGCGCATATAAACTAAGGCATGATTAGAGCCTTCAAGATCTTCACCTTGGAAGTAAATATTACCATCAGAATGAGCATAGTTTCGGAAATAAGTATTTGAGCCATCAAAATACATGCGAAAGTCTGAGCCACTGCCTAGCCTTACGCTGTCGTTATCACTAAAAAGAGTATAATTAGCGCCCCACTCTTGTACCTCTGCACCAGCTAAAACCATGCGAGCTAGGTTAGCGCCATGAAACTCAAAGTAAGTGTCGGTGTCGCCTGAGTGAATAATTTTAGCTGGTATAGTAAGATCACCCGTCATAGTACCGCCAGCTTTTGGTAAAGCAGCGTTAGCAGTAGTGTAAGCAGTGTTCCAATTGCTTACATTCGCATCAGACGCACCAGTAATTGTGCCGCCAATAAAGTTTCCTGACCCGTTTATGCCTTTGTCAGTACCATCAACAAAGAAGCCCGCATCTGCCCTCATATATCTGGGCGTGTAAATGTTTTTGGCAGTCACTTGGTTAATACGCAGCCACGTTGTATCGTGGCAACCAATCTCACCCATACGGGTTGTGCCGTTGTAAAACTGAATGTGATCGCTGACGTTGTTATCAGCTTTGTAAATTCTTACTTCCGCATCATTTTGCGTTCCAGTACCAACATCTAGCCGTGCATTTATTTGCAACTCGCCCGTCATAGTGTCGCCAGTGACATTCACAAAGCGGCTGTCTGCTTCGCTCTCAGTGTAATAGCGCCCATCTAAATTGACTGACGCCAAACCCGTCACATGACCATATCCATCTAAAGTAACGTCTTGAATGACTGTGCCGTCGCTATTGTTTACAGAGGCTTGCGAAGATGTGTCAGAGTGAGAAATTGTGCGGTCTGAACTAAGCGCCCCACCACCAGTTAAACCATCACCCGCCGTGATAGATGTTGAGACATTAAAAGACAGATCAAAGGGATCACCGTCTGAGCCTGTGCTGGTATCAGTCCAATTGATATTAACGCCACCAGCTTCCTTAAACTTCCATTCCTTGCCGTGGCTGATTGTGACCTCAGTGCCGTCACCATCCTCAACTTGAAATGTCGTAAGCTGGTTCGTGTTTGTATCAGTATTAACTACCGTTTCAGTAGCCGTTGCCAGCCCCGTAACGTGGCCGTAGGTGTCCAAGGTTATGTCTTGGATATAAGTGCGCCCAGAGCCGTTTACAGACGCCTGTGAGGACGTATCAGAATGGCTGATGGTAACGTCACCAGTGCCACCGCCAGTAAGCCCGCCACCAGCCGTGATAGTCTGATCGTTTTTGGCGTTGGCCTCAATGCCGTCTAGCTTGCTGCCATCGCTGGCAACATCGCGGCCATCAACGGTTCCAGAAACAGCCAAATTGCCAGTAACACTTGCGCCGGTTGACGAAACCGTAACCTTGTCAGATCCACCGTGCTGAAGCCTGTTTAAATCATCTGCAACAGCCGTAATAGAAACGTTTGCCTGACCGGCCAGTGTGATCGCATTATTGCTGTTGCTGCTTTCTGTCGGGGATCTGGTTAGTGAATTGCCGCTGCTACTGAATGTGCCTGTGCCAATTTCAAAATTTGCACCTTCCTCAATAACGTACTGGACAACATCACCGTTTGAAACACCCGCCGCTGCGAATGTTTGAAACCCATTGGACGCGGAACCTAAAGTGACAGTTCCGCTTCCAGTAGTGGCGGTTGTCATCTTGGCTCTGTTAAACAATTTAGCCATGATGATTTACCTTTATGTAAGTGTCAGAATGCCGTTTGTGCCGATATCAACAGTGAATGTGTCACCATCGTTAAGCTCCAAACTTGCTCCATAATCATAATAACCGATCACTGGATCTGCCGGTGATGTGGGCGTGTCATTATACACAACGATGTATCTGAATGCCGCCACAGTGCCGCCGCTGGCAGTCAGCGTTAGATCATCTGCGCTTAGTTTATATGTGCCAGAAGTTTGTGTGCTGGTGACATTTGCCAATGTGCGAGATGACAAATTTGTGTATGAAATTTCGGTAATATTCGCCAAAACGCCATTGCCATCAGCGGCAACATTTGTGCCTGACGTTGGATCGGTATTTGACAAAGCTACCTTTAAAGTATCGCTGTCAAGATCCATAGCGTTTGCCAAATTTACGACAAAGTCATTGACCTTTGTGAAACTTGCCATTTTTAATAACTCCTAATTTTTACGCGCAGCCCAGAGCCACCAAATTTTGCGTTTCCATTTTCATTGTTAACCGCCTCAATTGCCTTGTCGTAAAGGGCGCTCCAAACAGTTAACCGCTGATCTTCTTCCAAAAAGGGCGCCGTATGCATCAAAGCGCCGTACAAGTAGCAATCTGGAAAATACTGCAAAATCCAATTTGAAGTATTTGTTGAGGTTAGCGGTTGTATCTTGGACACATAAAGCATTTCGAGCGTGTATTCGCTGGATGGCGAAGGGAAAACTTCAATGGTGCCACCAGTGATTGCATAGTATTTGGGAAGGCCAGTTGTATCACCCGCCTGGGCGCGTCTGTCGAGCAGCTGCGCCTGGCTTTCGGCTTCAAGCTTATAAGTATCACCAGACGTTATTGAAAGTCTCACGGGCTCAATAAAATCGTCCGGTAAAACCGAATATTGTGTGTCCAGGATCGCCGTAGAACGCCGCTCCATTCTCCAGTGTCGGATGCGCCTGGACATATCTGCTTCGGCCAGATCAATAAACGTGTCAACAGTCTGATCGATGTCAGGCTTGTTAACAAAGTTTATGATCTGATCTTTAAGTTCCTGGTATGTTGCCGGCATTTAGAGCCCCTATGCATTTGTGGCCGCTAAAGCATTGCTAGCTTGTGCGGCCATGTCAGTTGGTGCGCTTAGTGAAAATCCAGCTGTTTTAACGTCATCGAAGCTCAGCGTTTGCTGCGATTTAACAGCTGCCATCACTTGCTGGCTGACCGTGTTATTAAACACCTGGTAGCGCGCGTCATCCATCAGGAATGGGGTGGCGTGCAAAAGGCTAGTGTAAAGATAAACATGCGGTGCATCTTCAAGAAGCCAGTTTGTTGTGTTGGATGATGTTAAAGCCGGCAGACGCTGGTAATAGTCCAGGTCCACGCTCAAGCTGCTAGATGGGCTTGGTGTTACGACTAACTGGCGCCCTACGATCGCAAAAAAGCGAGGATTTGCAGCATCGCGTGTTCTAGTACGGCGCAGCATAGTCAGCTGTTGCGGCGCAATTTGTTCCAGGGGCTCATCTTCAGTCGATGCCACCTGTGCATAAACAATCTCAAGCGCGTCAGATGGGAGACTTGCACGGCCATTGATGATTGCAGATGTCGCGCTTGTGACCATATCAGCTGAGCGCAAAATATCATTTAAGGTGCTTTCTGCCAGCCGAATAAAGTCAGGAATTTTTTGATCAAGGTCGGCGCGGTTTAACCAATCGCCAACAGCGGTTTGAAGCTCCGCATATGTGGTAAGAGCCATTTTAGTATCCTTCGACGATTAGCTTTGAATAGTCGCCCGATTGCAGTTTCTTTTTTACATATTCGAGAAACTCTTTTGTGCCTGGTGCGCTCTTGCACTCAAGCGACCACTGAGCCGCCAGGGTGCCAGGGATCGTGCCGACCAGGCGCGCGCGATCTTTAAAGCGAGGTATCTCTGCATGCATGGCGCGCTGATCCTGGACAGCGTCCAAAATAGGCTGCGCATTTTCAGTCGTTTTAATGTAAACTTTGCCGTCTTGTTCTTTTACAAACATAAAAAACCTCAGTGTTAGAAAGAGGCGCCCAGGT